ATATCAACAGGGGGTGCGCCAACGAAGGCAATAATGAAACAAGTGGTAGCGGCTAGCAAAGTAGGAATCATTAGGATTCCAAACCAGCCGACGTATAAACGATTGTTAGTAGAGGTAACCCAGTTACAAAAGGCTTCCCAGTTATTTAGTTTTTGTGGTCTTGAAAGTACAGCAGTCATTTAAGTAATAGTTCATGGTTGGGTATGTATAATTAAGTAAGACCAATTTAAAGCCTTGGCAGGCTAGAGCTATGGGAGGAATTGCACCTCCCTTATTCTATTTAGCTATTTTTTTTTGGCGGTTTTTGCAGAGCGTTTGAAGTTAGCAGCAGTGGGAGCACCCTTACTACCAGCTTTCCTCATCTTTTCTCCACTACCAGCAGCGATACGCTTTTTCTTGGCATGGATGTTTGCGTATAGTCCAGGTTTAGCCATAGCGTTTACTTGATTTGGATTTTGCCATAGGTAGTTGTGGTCCAGTACGTTTTAGGAATACATCCTTTTCGTTCGGATTAGTTGTGCTCTTACCTTTGTTGTAAATTTTCTGCTTCTTTTGAGCACCTTTATGGCCTGGACCTATATCCATTGATTGGGAAATAAAGTTACTATCAAAAGCTTTTTTATCTACTTTATTTTTTGCCACCTTTAATACCTTTGTTAGGTGGACGACCTTTCTTCGTACCGTACGTTCCTTTACCTTGTGGCATTACCAGACTCCAGGGATCAGTTGTCCAGTTAGTGCATACGCACCTAGTGCTGCAATGACACCTAGCATTGCCAGACGACCATTCAGCTTCTCAGCATTTTCGTTATGAAACACGGCGTTATCTTTGATATACATTTTGGGTTCAGTGGGCCAGATCTGTGTGTCGTTCATTAATTAGAAGTTATACTTCAGACCTGCTTTAGTGCCGTAGCTATTAGTATCTCCAGTTAGAAAGGACACCTCTCCATATACAGACAGTGCATCATTAATTCCATAAGAACCCCCTGCTTTGCCTGAGAGTTCAATATCACCATCAGCATCATCTGGTGCAAGTAGGGCAGGACCACCCTGTACATACCAGTTGGCACCTTCGTACCCTACGTGTACATCTGTCGCAGAGCCTGTGTAATCAGACCCAGCATATCCTGAATTGACTTCGACGTTAGCGTAAGGTCCGGCTTGTGCTGCACCAGCAGCAGAGATCAAAAGTCCAGTAATAATAAGAGATTTCATGTTAAGTAAGTAAGGGGTGTTAATTAAAAGTTTAGATCTGAACGATCAAGTTTTTCTAGCAAATCATTTCGATATGCAGGATCTGATTCGTAACGTGAATCACCCATTGCCGCGACAAGTTCTGCCTGGCTACGGAATACATCGGAGGACCCTGCGTTGGCAGACTTGCCAGACAACATCCTGCCTTCGTATCCATTAGTCGAATCGTATTGTGCCTTAAGACCGTTAACCATCATTTGAATAGCTACAGAATTTCCGTTTGCAATGATGTCATCGAAGGCATCAATCTGAGTAGGGTCTAGATTTTCTCCAGCCCACTGCATCACATTGTCATAAGCCTGATCACCACCAACAGAGTTCTTAATGGAATTAACTTCAGACTCGCTAAGTTCTTCAGCTACTGCTTCAGGAGCATTAGCTTGAATATTCATATAAGCTTCAACAAGATCCTGACTACTCATCTCACCAAACTGTTCAAACATCTCATCAGAGATCTGTCCAGTTTCGGCATATTCTTGCGAGGCATTTGAGATAAGAGTTTGTGCTTCTGTGTATTCAGTTTCTGTTTCTTCATACACTTCACCATCATCTTCAGCTACTTCCTCTTCGTCTCCTTCATCGGAGTCTCCAAGCTTTCGCTGAAGTTCAATGTAAGCTCTTTCTAGTTCTTCAGCATTTTCATACTTACCAGCAAGTAACTGTTCTTGTTCTACTTCTAGTTGCTCGCCTATCTGAAGTGAGTCTTGCTCATCAGGAGTCAGTACTTCAGCATCAGGGGTGTTATCGTAGGTTAGAGTTTCTGCCATTATTCAGTAGGTTGTTCTTCAGGAGCACCCATCATTGCTTGTTCAGCCATAGGTGATTTAGATATTTGACCAGCTTGTTCGACAAGTGATTGTCCAATCTGATCTTGTTGTTGTTGCTGCATCTCTTGGTTAAGTTGTTCTTCACTCTTAATAAGATTGAGTGCATCAATACCTTGTGCAGCAGCTAGTCTTTTGACAACTTCAGAAGGGTTGATATATTTCATCAAAGCTTCTGGACCTAAGGTCTGAGCAATGGTGCCCATAAAGTTGGCAAGACTTTCACGGTCTTGACCACGACCCAAAGCGTTTACACCGGCCACAATCTGTGGACGTACAAAGTCTTTAGGGATCTTTGGTAGCTGACCATTACGTTGCAGGACCAACATGATCCTGTTTAGATATGGAACAAGGAACTCAACAGTCAGCAGACTGAACAGTCCACCTAGTTGTTGTTCTAGTTCTAACTGAGTAAGGCGTACCTCTTCAGCTGTTGTGCGTTCTGATTGTCTAATGTTGAGTTGCAGAAATGCTTCACCAACACGACGTTCAATTGCTTGTGCAAGGTTGGCAGCTGTTGCAAAGTCAGCAGTCTTACCAACCTGTACAACTGATACATCATCAGGTCTACCCTGAATGATTGCACCATTACCAGCCTTAGCAAGAGTGGCTGGTTTAGTAGTACTCGATGGAGATACCATAAACACTACCTTTGCTGCTGCTGCAGAGCCTTCGATCAGTGCTTGGCTTAGTGCATCGAGTGCACGGTAATCACCAAGGAATTCTTCTACCCTGCCCCGTCCATAGTCCTCACCATCAACAGTGTTGAAGCGGAGAGGTAGCCAAGGACTGGCATTCTTTGGAGCCGTACTACGACTACCTGGAATCACTTTGTCAAAGACTTCCTGATGCCATACCCAACGTCCATTATCTAGACGTACATAGGTATAGACATCAACATCATCATCCTTAGATTCTGAGTCATCTACAACACGCTTGGAGTCATTAGCAATATCTCCTAGCAGTTCTTTACTGATCATTTCTTTAGTGACGATCTCAATAACTGAGCCATTGCCATCGCGGTTAACCACGAAGCGATTTAGCGGAAAGTTTTTAAGACCATCTTTGCCCATAAAGATAAGGGAGTTGCCACCAACAATCAAATGTTTGATTGCTTGATGGACTACTACACGATCATTAGAAGCAGCAATGAAATCCATGATGGTTCGCTCGATCTTACTGAACGAAAGGTCCAGCTCACTGCGAATCTCAGGGGAGTCCATCTCACCCAACTTGTCGTCGCGTACCTGTAGTTTGAAGAAGGTGGTTTGAGGAGGTAGAAGAGCCAACATTAATTTTGATGCCAGACTCACTACATTCTTGGCACCAATTGACTGCCACGGCATAGGTAGCCGCTTACGTGAATTGGTGGTACTCGTATCATCAGTCAGCAGGTACGGCAATGTAAGTTCCGCACATTCAATAGCCGTATTCAAGAATTGACTACGGGTAGATGAAAGGCGGTCATAGGCCATACGTGCACTAAGCATTTAATCCTCCGGTCCTACCACCAGGCGATGGATTGTTTAGAGGAATACGTAGACTGTCTGCTGTACGTCCAGCCTTTGATCTTGTTGAGTCAGATTTTTTCCTTCCATACTTGACATTAGGTTTAGTCTTTTCAGTATTGGCATCCAAAGGTTTTGCTTGTGGCAATGGGTCTGGAGCAGGAGGTGCTGGAGGTGTCGGTGGTGGTGGAGCGGCTGGTTCAATCTTTGGTGGTTTTGGTCTGCTTCCGAAAATACACATTAGTTTTTATCAAGTCGGTTAATTAACCATTCGACAACAGAACGTTGTCCAGACTTATACATAATCTGGCTTAGGTTATTAGTTGGTGATGGCGTTACAGCTGGAAAAGACTCCTCCATTTCTTTTAGGAGTTGTTCGGGACTTGGGCCAATCAAAGGCTCAAGCGTATTGAGGGAGGTTGACATTACTATGCTCAAAAAATGCTGGCATTCTGGCTGACTTAGTGAAGGAAAGCTCAGGAGCTTTACCCTGATACATCAGGTTGTCACTAGAATCCAGCCAGAATTTTTTGTCTAAATGTTTGTCGGATGCACCAACCTTAAGTGGTTGCATGACCCAGTTAATCGTAGCCTTGCGGAGTTTATCTAAGGAGGGTGAAATCTCCAATCCAAGTTCTCTACAAACAAGAGAATTAGCCGCTACATGCACGGTTTCGTCCCGTGATATATCGGCACTTACGGTACGCATTGCAGCTGTACCATTAGCGCGGAGGAATGGTAAAAGAACGAAGAAAATGCTACGCTCGGCCACCATTGCTTTGAGGATCGTGTGATCAGGATGCGCTGTCCAAGCATCACGTAGCCGTACCGCTTCAAGTTCAGCCTTTTCATCAACCCCGTAAGTATTGGTAATGTAACTAAGTGCCAAGTCGTGGTTATCTTCGTCTTTGACATTGGATTCCAATAGCTCCCGTGATAGTTCTGGTACGTCGGTAGCCAACGCATCACGGATAAAATCTCCCACAGGTACTTCCATA